ATGCTGGAACAAATGGGCATTGCCGCGAAGCAAGCCTCGTATAAATTAGCGCAACTCTCCAGCCGCGAAAAAAATCGCGTGCTGGAAAAAATCGCCGATGAACTGGAAGCACAAAGCGAAATCATCCTCAACGCTAACGCCCAGGATGTTGCTGACGCGCGAGCCAATGGCCTTAGCGAAGCGATGCTTGACCGTCTGGCACTGACGCCCGCACGGCTGAAAGGCATTGCCGACGATGTACGTCAGGTGTGCAACCTCGCCGATCCGGTGGGGCAGGTAATCGATGGCGGCGTACTGGACAGCGGCCTGCGTCTTGAGCGTCGTCGCGTACCGCTGGGGGTTATTGGCGTGATTTATGAAGCGCGCCCGAACGTGACGGTTGATGTCGCTTCGCTGTGCCTGAAAACCGGTAATGCGGTGATCCTGCGCGGTGGCAAAGAAACGTGTCGCACTAACGCTGCAACGGTGGCGGTGATTCAGGACGCCCTGAAATCCTGCGGCTTACCGGCGGGTGCCGTGCAGGCGATTGATAATCCTGACCGTGCGCTGGTCAGTGAAATGCTGCGTATGGATAAATACATCGACATGCTGATCCCGCGTGGTGGCGCTGGTTTGCATAAACTGTGCCGTGAACAGTCGACAATCCCGGTGATCACAGGTGGTATAGGCGTATGCCATATTTACGTTGATGAAAGTGTAGAGATCGCTGAAGCATTAAAAGTGATCGTCAACGCGAAAACTCAGCGTCCGAGCACATGTAATACGGTTGAAACGTTGCTGGTGAATAAAAACATCGCCGATAGCTTCCTGCCCGCATTAAGCAAACAAATGGCGGAAAGCGGCGTGACATTACACGCAGATGCAGCTGCACTGGCGCAGTTGCAGGCAGGCCCTGCGAAGGTGGTTGCTGTTAAAGCCGAAGAGTATGACGATGAGTTTCTGTCATTAGATTTGAACGTCAAAATCGTCAGCGATCTTGACGATGCCATCGCCCATATTCGTGAACACGGCACACAACACTCCGATGCGATCCTGACCCGCGATATGCGCAACGCCCAGCGTTTTGTTAACGAAGTGGATTCGTCCGCTGTTTACGTTAACGCCTCTACGCGTTTTACCGACGGCGGCCAGTTTGGTCTGGGTGCGGAAGTGGCGGTAAGCACACAAAAACTCCACGCGCGTGGCCCAATGGGGCTGGAAGCACTGACCACTTACAAGTGGATCGGCATTGGTGATTACACCATTCGTGCGTAAATAAAACCGGGTGATGCAAAAGTAGCCATTTGATTCACAAGGCCATTGACGCATCGCCCGGTTAGTTTTAACCTTGTCCACCGTGATTCACGTTCGTGAACATGTCCTTTCAGGGCCGATATAGCTCAGTTGGTAGAGCAGCGCATTCGTAATGCGAAGGTCGTAGGTTCGACTCCTATTATCGGCACCATTTAAATCAATAAGTTACACATCATTAGTACCTTCCTTATTTTTTGACTGGGACAAATTTGGGACCGATGGGTTTAGGATCGAGTCTATTTGCCGTGCGTGTTCGGTAAGGTGATTAGGTGCAAGGTGAGCATATCGACGAACCATTTCGATAGACTCCCAGCCTCCCATTTCCTGTAACACTGACAACGGGACTCCGGCTTGAACCAGCCAACTTGCCCAGGTGTGTCTCAAGTCGTGAAATCTGAAATCATCAATACCAGCCCGTCTCAGCGCCGCTTTCCAGGCTGTGTTTGCGTCATACCGCATCTTCCTGACTGTTGGCGCTTTCGTTCCGTCTGGTTTGGTACAGCTTTCCTTGTACACAAATACCCAACGGTGATGATTCCCGATTTGTTTTTTCAATACGCGACATGCAGTATCATTCAGCGCAACGCCAATTGCGCGGTTTGATTTACTCTCTTCCGGGTTTATCCATGCCACCCGGCGCTGCATATCTATTTGTTGCCATTCAAGGTTGATGATGTTCGAGCGTCTTAGGCCTGTTGCCAGTGCAAATTCAACAACAGACTTTAATGGCTCCGGACATTCATCAATCAGCCTTTGTGCTTCATGGGGCTCCAGCCAGCGGATCCGTTTATTCTTTGGTTGGGGCACTTTAATAATTGGTGCCTTATCCAGCATTTTCCATTCACGCTCTGCGGCTCTTAGTAGGGCCTTTATAAATGAAAGATGCGTAGCCTTCGTTGCAACGGACGCTGGTTTTGGCGTGTATTCTGGAACAGGTTTCCCTTTTTTTCTGCATGCTTCTGCCCTGAGTTTCCAGTTTTCCTCATGACGCCGGTTCGTCATTTTCTGCATTGCTGAATAAATTTTTGATTCAGTAATGTCTCTTAGTTGCATTCCTGCGAAATGTTGAAGCCAGAATCCGATCCGGCTTTTGTCATCGTCCAGTGATTTTTTATGTGCTTTCTCTTCAAGCCACCTGACACACGCTTCCTCGAACGTTATATCAGGTATTTCACCAAGTTTGCTGACCCGCCATGCTTCAGCCTTTAGCTTGTCATGGAGTTCTGTCGCCTGCCTTTTGTCCTTTGTTCCAAGAGACTGTTTAAATCTTTTACCGTTCGGCAATGTGAAACTGGCGTACCATATTTCACCTCTGCGGAAGAGTGACATTTTCTTTCCTCTGTTATGCCATCACCCGCGCTCACCTGGACAGTATGCAGCGGAGACTGAAGAGCCGCAATGCAGGCTTGTCGTGTTGTGAGGTAAGGAGATTTATTCTTAGTGGGATCTTTGCGTGTTGCCTGAAGACGCCCTGTGCGTATCCAGTTAATGGCAGTCGGTCTGGATATCTTGAGAAAATGACAGGCCTCATCGAGTGTGAGGCTGTATGGCTCCATTATTTCACCTCTTGCTGTGACATTGTTGAAAAATGGATACCAGCTCGTTGCTGCCAGACGATCCAACCGAGAGTCATATCCCATGCCATGTATTCGTTATCGCCGTTTTTTGCTCTCCGACGATCTACTAAGCCACCGAAACGCTTTTCCATGAATAATTCATAAGCTTCGCGTTCATCTGGTTCTACTTCCAGAGATAGGAGTGCGATTTCATAAGCACGGCGCTCAATATCGTCTCGCACGTCAAGGCTGCTGATACGCTCTTTAATTTCTTTAATCAGTTCTTTGTCGGTAAAAGTGGTCATTATGCTCCAGCCTCCGGTGCTTTTGGCATTACTGCCCAGTGAGTGATATTGACGTTTTCAAGGTCCCCGACCTGAAATGTCCATTGCCATTCTCCGGTTTCTTTTTGTCCCCAGGTGTACCAGAGAGAACGCCAGCCAATTAGCCAGCCTTCTCCGTTAGCATCGAATAACAAAACACTTTCATTTGCTGGTGGCAGTTCAGTTGACACTGGTATTACTTTGTTTTCCTGTGCTGCACATTTAGCTTCAAGCGCATCGAATTTACGCACCAGGTATTCAGCATCTGTTTCATTTACTTTCAGATCTCGCGGTACACATCTCCCACGAAGAAACCCTTCCATTTCGAAAACATTCATGCGCATTTGCGTAACTCCGATAACTCGTTAAAGCGTTCCATAAACATCCCGTAGGCATGGCCCGGTGCCAGTGGAATCACGTTGAACATCTCTGTTGCCGGGATACCTTCCAGTACAGGCCAGAAAGAGCCATCATCAAGCCCGAGATCGCGGCGTTCGGTTGCCAGCATGATGAGATCGGCATATTTCACGGGCGTACTCATAACTGGGGGTAACCCGTATTTCTCACGGATTACGGCGTCTATTTTTTCTTCCATTTGTTTATAGTCAGGAAGAAGGCGTTTCAGTGGTGCGGGAATGTCCTGGCAATACGCTTCTGTTGCATCATGCATTAACGCTTCAAAAGCAAATTCCTGCGGCACCAGCTGGCTGCAAAGAACCGCATGTTGGGCGACGCTGTAGAAGTGCGAAAGATGACCGGCAAAGCGACAGATATTTGAAAGGGAAACCGCGATATCGTTAATATCGATGTCGTCTTTATTTATCCTGTCATAATAAAAATGCTTCCCGGAAAAAGTTTTAATAAATGACATTTTGTTCTCCACGTATATGCGCTGCACCGCGCTGAATTCTGGTAAAAAAAATCCCTCACCATCCGGCGATTATTGAGTAAATTACGTTTCCATAAATGCCCCCGCAGGGGCATTTGCAGTAATGAAATCAGGCGATGAAAGTACCAATAAAGGTTTCTACTTTGCTGTCCTTGAATTTCTCAACAAGCAGATCACGAAATTCGTTAGCCATTTCTTCCTGCACCGCCTCCAGCTGAATAATGCGCAGAACCAGTACAGGACGATCGCCAGTGATAATACTGAGGCGTAATTTAAACGGACGTTCTTTCAGACCTTCAAACGGAACGCATTTAAATTCAAATGCCACTGGCATAATGTCTTTGGTCTTCGCTTCGACAGACTCCATCAGGGAGCGTTTGCCGCTGAAGTCATTATCTTCAAAATCAGCGGTCTGGTTTGCTTCAATCGTGATTTTACGGACAGCCGCAGCCGCTTTTGTTGCCTGAATAGCGTCACCATTAGCATCAAAGCCCACAAGATAGTCGGCCCAGTCTTCAATCCATTCTGCTAGTGACTTCTGGGAGTTACGCTCGCCGTTAACAGACAACAGAGCAGAGAACGGTGCTGTCTTTTTCAGTTTGAGTGTGGCGGTGTTATCTGCGTGACCTGGTTCATCAATAGTACCCAGGTTAAGCACACTGACGGCACGCATATTATCAGCATCGATAAAGCAGCGGGTGCCTTCATCTGCAAGATCTTTAGAATAACGGGTAAAGTCATCGATGCTGGCAGTGGAAAGCGCACCACGGAAACGGAAGCGATTTAAATTAAATTTTTCCAGATCATGAATGCGGAAATTCTCAGGCAATGCCACAGCATCGGCACCAATCTTACTGATAATTTCATTAACACCCTGAGCAGAAATAAGGGCATGGATTTGATTAATTGCGGTTGCGTCTAAGTTCTGAGACATAATAAGTCCTCACTATATAAAGATATTCAGTGATGAGATAAATAATCAGTTAATTAAGAACGATATTAATGACCTGCTGCGCGAAGTTTTCCGTCAGGTTCACCGGCAAGAGTCAGTAATTGTCCCTGGTCTTCCTGCAGAATAGTCAGGCGACCACCGCGATTGACATACATCGGTGTTTCGGTGGTGTCTTCTTCAGAAATTTTCCCGCGGTTAGTCGGGCGAACATATGAGAGTTTGTGTTTGATTTTCACACGGTTCTCATCAAACGGTTCGATTTCCAGGTTGAGCGAGACCTTACCTTTGGTTTTCGTGTTCATCACACCGGAAGCGACTTCACTGAGAACAGCGCCGATTTTGGTTTCAAATACGCCGCCGTCCAGCTCCCCGATAAATGCCTGCACATCAGTACTGCGTTCGCTAGCCATTTTGCTGCTCCTCATCATATCGACCCTGCAAGGTCGGTTGGTTTCTCCACAAAACAGAGAAGAACACCTGCGGTGACTGCCGCCCGGATGGATTGGGTTATGAGCCCGTCGTCCGGTGATGCTCTTCTCTGTTTTGTAAAAAGAGCGGTACCAGCCGGAAGCAAGGGTACAAACTGGTACCGCCAAAGCAGTGGCTGTTGTGGTGGGGTTGTCACTCAGGCGTATGGTCAACCTGACAATCCGGTGTCCTCAACGGGGAAAGAGTAACCCCGCCATACTTACCGCCGCGCCATTTCGCGGATTACCACAACGCTGAGAGCACTTAGCCAGTTACGGCACCACACTTTGTCGCGGCTCCATAAATGCCCTCATCGTTGCACCCTGGTCTCTTCCCAGGCGTCAAACCGAATCGCCACGCTGGTTAGGCGTCTTATCAGCATCATCATTGACTTGCACATTCCGGCTACCTGGTTTGTTTGCTCGAGCAAGGAGTGGATTGTCCCCTTTAACGTCACCAGACCGCTAACGACGCATGTGCCATACGCCGTGTTACAACCAAATTTTGTTTTAATCTTGCCTGTGTTATGTTTCTTTTAGATACATTATGTATCTCATGGGTACATTGTCAAGTATAAAAAAACCTGCCGAAGCAGGTTCATAAATATTGATTAGGCCTTTATTGTGTATCTTCTTGGTTTTCCCGAGAAAATCACTGTACCAATTATAGAGCAATTACCGTTAATCTTAATGTAAGGCTCAGGCCAGTTTGGGTTTAATGCTTTGAGATAACGCTGTGTTCCATCTTCTATCAATCGCTTGAAGGTGGTTTCGCCTGTATCGTGCATCAATGCAATAACGTCGTCACCGTGGCAGGCAGGGACTTCGGGATCAACAAAAATCATGTCTCCAGGGCGGTACTCATCAATCATTGAATCACCAATCACCCGCAAGATATAAGTCATTTCGCCACAGGGTACAGGGCAGGGATACGTTTCTGCTGTGCTCAAATCAACCTCAGAATAGCCAACTTCTTTCCATGCTCCGGCCTGTACCCATGATATGACAGGGACTAACGTTATTTGTTTGTTAGTGATTGAAACATCAGGTTTTTTTGTGATGTTCGTTGTCTGGTGTTCTTGATCAAGCCATCCGACAGGCAGGTCGAAACATTTTTCGATGTGCCGTGCCATGCTGTCACCGATATTTTTAGTAGCGCCATCCCCCATAAACCTGCTGGTTTGGGTTGGCTCGCGATCAATCATGGTGGCAAAGGATGAATTTCCGCCAACACCATCTCTCAGTTTTCTGGCGTTAGACCGCCGGATGTCATGGATTGTTTTCATAACGAAATTAAAACCTTTGTACCGATAAGGTACAAGTATCTTGAAGGTTCATTTCAATCATGTAATATGTATACCGGAGGTACATATTGTATGAAAGCGTATTGGGACTCTTTAACCAAAGAACAGCAGGGCGAGTTGGCCGGAAAAGTTGGCTCAACACCTGGCTACTTACGGCTGGTTTTCAATGGTTATAAAAAAGCCAGTTTTGTGCTGGCGAAAAAACTTGAGCAATGCACGTCAGGTGCAATTACGAAATCTGACTTAAGACCGGATATCTATCCGAAAGATTAACAGAACACCTTCAATTTTTAACCACAGAACGATGAGGCTAACCGTGGGTAAGTATCACTGGAAAGTAGAAAAACAGCCTGAGTGGTACGTGAAAGCTGTCAGAAAAACTATCGCAGCGTTGCCGGGTGGTTACGCTGAAGCAGCTGACTGGCTGGATGTAACAGAGAACGCATTATTTAACCGCCTTCGTGCCGATGGCGATCAGATTTTCCCGCTGGGATGGGCAATGGTTTTACAGCGCGCGGCTGGCACTCACTACATTGCGGATGCTGTCGCACAGTCTGCTGGTGGGGTGTTCGTATCGCTTCCTGAAATTGAGGAAGTAGAGAACGCCGATATAAACCAGCGCCTGCTGGAAGTCATCGAACAGATCGGGAATTACTCAAAGCAGATTCGTTCGGCAATCGAAGATGGGGTCGTGGAGCCACACGAGCAGACAGCAATTAATGATGAGTTGTATCTGTCAATTTCGAAGCTCCAAGAGCATGCAGCACTGGTCTACAAAATCTTTTGCGCTCCAGAAAAGAGTGACGCCCGCGAGTGTGCAGCTCCGGGCGTCGTGGCGTTTTGTGTCTGTGGAGAAACTAACGCATGAACAGTTTAACGGCAAATAACCGTTTGTCGCAACAGCTGGTGGTCAGCGTCGCTGAACACCTGTTGTTACGGCATGAATGCAGATTACCAAATCACCTGGCTGTAAGTAACCACAGAGAACTTTACCTGACTGTGGGGGGCGAGTTGTGCAGGAACTTAACCGCTGGTTTCGTGACGGAAGAGGACTTTATGTTCATGTTATTCGTTGGGAGCCAGAAACACAGCGCGTTATCTATCTTCGCAAAGACTACCCGCATGAGTGCTTTAGTCCTTTGTGGAAATTCAGGCGTGATTTTATTGAGTGTGAAGGACCACCAGCACATTGATTCTGCCATTCCGGGACGTTACACTGTTCAGGCACCTTATAAAGCGGGTGCCGGGATTGGCGTCCTGGAATTGATCAAGGCGATATATGACGCGTCAGCGTCTTTTTTATCGTCCGCATTTGCTCACATCAAAGTTATGGTGGGCTGGGCGGGGGCATCGAAAGATGCGCCGGTTTCCTTGATCACCGGTTACGCCAACCCCGTTCAGTTCACCACCAGCGAAATTGGCGTTTCCGGTGGTGGAAGTATTTCACCGATCAAGGAGGCTGCCATCATGGCTACTGTCCCAGCCCTCACTCGTCTGAATGATGAAGACTTACATAAACTCAGTTATGTAACAACAGCACTACGTGCTCTGCGCAAGGTAACTCTTTCAGATCCGCAGGCGCATCAAGTTCTGGTAGAAACCCTTCTTAACTTGCAGGCTGAACGTATTCGTCTGGCGGATAAGGCTAATTTTCATATTCACCGTCTCCTGAATATCAGCGGAGGGCATCGTCATGCTTAATCCGTTGATCCTCAATATTTGCCGTTTGCTTCAGCGTAAAAAAACATCAATTCCTACAGTTGGGCAGTGGTACACCACACCTGCAGGGCATGTTCTACGTGTTAGCCTGGTTGACCGTGAATGCCAGAAGGTGATTTGTGAACCGCTGGGCCGTAATTACCGCGTCAGTATGCCGCTTATAGCCTTTCGCTCCGGAAAAAACATGAAGCATCTCGGAGGTGCAGCATGAGTATGGAGCTGATGGTTAAAGCGATGAAAATTCGAGTGGGTAATCCATTGCGAAAACTGGTTCTGATCAAGCTGGCTGATAATGCCAGCGATCAGGGTGAGTGCTGGCCCAGCTACCAGCATATTGCTGACCAGTGCGAGATTAGCAAACGTTCTGTGATGAATCATATTGCGGCCCTTTGTGAGTCCGGGCTGGTAAAAAAAGTCACCCGGAAAGGTGAAAAAGGTAACTCAAGTAATATCTATCTCCTTCATCTGGATGGTGCAGGAGATTCACTAGGGGGTAGTGCAAATAATTCACTATCTGGTGCAGCAAATTCACCAGGTAGTGCAGGAGTTGCACCAGGGGGTAGTGCAGGAGAATCACCCAGAACCAGTCACTCTTTTGAACCAGTCAAAGAACCAGTCAATGAACCAATAGCTGTTGGTGCATCAGTTGATGAGTCCGTGCGAGTTCGTTCAAACCGACCGGAATATTCTCCGGAGTTTGAGCAGGCATGGCTGGCATATCCCAAACGTGCTGGTGGCAATTCAAAATCTGCAGCCTTCAAAGCCTGGAAAGCCCGTTTGAATGAGGGGGTAAACCCCGAAACCATGCTGGAAGGTGTGAAACGCTATGCGGGCTGGGTATCTGCGATGGGTAACAGCGGCACACAATTTGTGAAACAGGCTGTCACGTTCTTTGGTCCGGATCGTCATTTCGAAGAATCCTGGGAAGTTCCTGCGGTATCTGCAGCCAGACGTGAGGACCCGTACTTCAAAGCCAGTTACGACAATGTGGACTACAGCCAGATCCCGGCAGGATTCAGGGGGTGATCATGAGTCTTTTGAATGACGTTCAGAAATTCATTGAAGCCCATCCGGGGTGTACTTCCGGAGACATTGCGGATGCTTTTGCAGGTTACTCACGACAGCGCGTTCTGCAGTCAGCAAGCAAGTTACGTCAGAGTGGGCGTGTGGCTCACCGTTGTGAAGGGGATACACGCAGACATTTCCCGCGGCTGACTGAGATACCGCAGGAGCCGGAACCGCAACCAGTTCGTGAATCCAGACCTGTGCGCAATTTCTATGTCGGCACTAACGATCCCCGGGTGATTTTGTGCCTGACCCGCCAGGCGGAAGAACTGGAGTCCAGGGGCTTATACCGTCGTGCTGCAACGGTGTGGATGGCGGCATTCCGTGAAAGCCACTCCCAGCAAGAGCGAAACAATTTTCTTGCGCGTCGTGAGCGGTGTTTACGGAAAAGCAGCAAGCGCGCTGTATCGGGTGAAGAGTGGTATCTGTCAGGGAATTACGTGGGGGCTTAATGAGTAATAAATATTGCCAGGCGCTGGTGGAACTGCGGAACAAACCAGCCCATGAACTGAAGGAAGTGGGCGATCAGTGGCGCACGCCGGACAACATTTTCTGGGGAATTAACACCCTGTTTGGCCCGTTTGTTCTGGATCTGTTCACCGACGGTGATAACGCCAAATGTGCCGCGTATTACACGGCGGAAGACAATGCGCTGGCGCATGACTGGTCAGAACGTCTTGCGGAGCTTAAAGGTGCTGCCTTTGGTAATCCCCCATACAGCCGCGCCAGTCAGCATGAGGGGCAATACATCACCGGCATGCGTTACATCATGAAGCATGCCAGTGCCATGCGTGATAAGGGTGGGCGCTATGTTTTCCTGATCAAAGCTGCCACCAGCGAAGTGTGGTGGCCGGAAGATGCGGACCATATTGCTTTTATTCGCGGGCGTATTGGTTTTGAACTGCCTGCCTGGTTTATCCCGAAGGATGAGAAGCAGGTGCCGACAGGCGCTTTCTTCGCTGGTGCTATTGCTGTTTTCGACAAGACCTGGAAGGGAGCGGCAATCAGCTACATCGGGCGCGATGAACTTGAGGCATGTGGTGAGGCGTTTCTGGCGCAGGTTCGCCTGCAGGCGGAAAAACTGGTCAGGGAGATGGCGGCATGACGACATTAACTCAATGCCAGCAGCAGGTGCTGGATATGCTGATTTCTTACCAGAAAGAACGGGGCTTCCCGCCAACCAATCAGGAGGTGGCAACCATGCTGGGATATCGTTCGGTGAATGCAGCGGTAGAGCATCTTCGCGCACTGGAGAAAAAAGGCGTCATCACGATAAAGCGTGGCGTGGCCCGGGGGATAACGCTTCATACCGCGGTCAAGGACGACGACAGCGAGGCGGTCGGGATTATCCGCGCACTGCTTGCCGGTGAGGAAAACGCCAGGCTGCGTGCGGCCCACTGGTTACATGAGAGGGGCATGAAAGTATGAAGCTGATTCTGCCTTTTCCGCCCAGCGTGAACACGTACTGGCGACACCCCAACAAAGGGGCGTTTGCAGGTAAAAGCCTGATAAGCGAGGCGGGGCGAAAATTCCAGAGCGCGGCGTGCGCAGCAATAGTTGAGCAGTTACGTCGTCTGCCGAAACCAACGTCGGCACCTGCTTCAGTGGAGATCGTGTTGTTTCCTCCGGATAACCGGATCCGCGATCTGGACAACTATAACAAGGCGCTGTTTGACGCCCTGACCCACGCGGGTGTGTGGGAAGACGACAGTCAGGTGAAAAGAATGCTGGTGGAGTGGGGACCGGTTATCCCGGAAGGGAAGGTCGAGATCACTATCAGTAAGTACGAGAAAACGGCGGGTGCAGCCGCCTGATCAAGAGGAGAAACGAAGTATGAATAATCTGATGGTCATTGATGGTATTGAAGTTCGTCGTGATGCTTATGGTCGTTACAGCCTGAACGATCTGCATCGCGCAGCAGTAGCATCTGGTGCAAATGCCAGAACCAAGGAGCCAGGAAAGTTTCTTTCCAGCCAACAAACTGTTGAGCTTGTTCATGAATTGACCAACACCCAGAATTTGGGTGTTGACCCGGTGAGTGTGATTCATGGGGGAAATGAACGGGGAACGTATGTCTGCAAGGAACTGGTGTATGCCTATGCAATGTGGATCAGCCCGTCATTCCATCTGAAGGTGATCCGTACTTTCGATATGGTAACCAGCGCACCGGAAAAATTATCCGGACAGGCTGCTGACAAGATGCAGGCTGGCGTGATCCTGCTGGACTTTATGCGCCGGGAGTTAAACCTGTCTAACTCTTCAGTGCTTGGTGCCTGTCAGAAACTCCAGGAGGCTGTTGGCTTACCGAATCTGGCACCGCGCTATGCCATTGATGCTCCTGCTGACGCGCCTGATGGCTCAAGCCGCCCCACGCTATCATTGAGTGCACTGCTGAAGCAGTATGGTATCCGCCTGACAGCTAATCAGGCATATCACCAGATGGCGAAGCTGGGGATCGTTGAACAACGTGAACGATACAGCCGCACTGCGATTAACAACATCAAAAAATTCTGGTCGCTGACGGCGAAAGGCTGCATGTTCGGCAAGAACATCACCAGTCCCGCAAATCCGCGCGAGACGCAGCCGCATTTCTTCGAATCCCGATTCCCTGAGCTGTTAAAGCTGCTCGATACCGTTCATTGAGGTGACCGTGAGAGCACTACTGACCCCTGAAATTGCCCCGCGTATGGGGATCGTATTGTTCAGGCCAGGTTCAGAACTGATGCCCCTGTTTATGCAGGGGCGTGTCCTGCTGGAGCCTGAGCCGGAACGTTATTCATCTTTCGCCAGTGGTGCCGTTCCGGCGGCATCACAACCGCTGGCGGATGATCCTGCCGTTCGGGCCGTGTTCCGCAATGAGGCAGTGATCCGTCGTGCTGGTGGCGTGGAATGTCTTGAAAGCTGGTTACTTCGTGAAAAAGGCTGCCAGTGGCCTCATTCCGACTGGCACAGCGAGAACATGACCACAATGCGACACGCTCCGGGTGCAATCCGTCTGTGCTGGCACTGCGATAACCAGCTGCGCGATCAGTTCACGGAACGGCTGGAATCAATGGCAACGGATAACTGTGCCCGCTGGGTGTTGTCTGTTGTGCGTCGGGATCTCGGTTTTGATGACAGTCACGTTGTGACAATGCCGGAACTGTGCTGGTGGCTGATTCGTAATGACCTGGCGGATGCCTTACCGGAAAGTGCAGCCCGTAAGGCACTGAGATTACCGAAGCCTGTTGTGCCGTCTGTCACCCGGGAAAGTGACCTTGTGCCTTCGGTTCCTGCCACCAGCATCATCCAGGATAAGGCGAAAAATGTGCTGGCGCTGAAAGTGGATCCGGAGTCGCCGGAGTCTTTTATGTTACGCCCAAAACGTCGCCGCTGGGTTAATGAAAAGTACACACGCTGGGTTAAGACACAGCCGTGTGCATGTTGTGGAAAGCCTGCTGATGATCCCCACCACCTGATAGGCCACGGTCAGGGGGGAATGGGTACAAAAGCGCATGACCTCTTTGTGTTGCCTTTGTGCAGAAAGCATCACGACGAGCTGCATGCGGATACCGTGGCATTTGAAGAGAAGTATGGTTCCCAGCTGGAGCTGATATTTCGTTTTATCGATCGTGCGCTGGCAATAGGCGTACTGGCGTAAGTGGAGAACGAGCATGAACCTTGAAGCCTTACCGAAATATTACTCCCCGAAATCTCCAAAATTGAGCGATGACGCACCGGCGACAGGCTCTGGTGGTTTAACAATTACGGATGTAATGGCTGCGCAGGGGATGGTGCAGTCGAAAGCACCGCTTGGGTTTGCCTTATTCCTGGCAAAAGTTGGTGTTCAGGATCCTCAGTTTGCGATTGAAGGTCTGCTCAATTACGCGATGGCACTGGATAACCCGACATTGAACAAATTGAGTGAAGAAACCCGGTTACAGATCATCCCTTACCTTGTGAATTTTGCCTTTGCTGATTATTCCAGGTCTGCGGCAAGTAAGGCTCGCTGTGAGCATTGTGCTGGTACTGGATTTCATAATGTATTGCGCGAAGTGGTGAAACACTCCAGAAGCGGGGAATCTGTTATCAAGGAAGAGTGGGTGAAGGAACTGTGTCAGCATTGTCATGGTAAGGGAGAAGTCAGCACAGCGTGCAGAGGGTGTAAGGGTAAAGGTATTGTCCTGGATGAAAAAAGAACCCGGCTTCATGGCACGCCTGTTTATAAGGTTTGTGGGCGTTGCAATGGAAACCGGTTTAGCCGTTTACCAACCACACTGGCGCGGCTTCATGTCCAGAAGCTGGTACCAGACCTGACGGATTATCAGTGGTACAAAGGATATGCAGATGTCATTGATAAACTGGTTACAAAGTGCTGGCAGGAAGAAGCATATGCAGAGATACAATTGAGAAAGGTGACAAGATAAATGGTTTTCGCCGAAGATGACGACATAATGCTTGCGTTTTTCAAAAAATATGGATAAGATTTTCACAACGATGGGCTTTGTATGTCTACCGTTGATAAGATTTAAGACCCCGCCACTGAGCGGGTTTTTTTGTACCTGTAAACTTGGTGCAGTACAGTAAACACGCTGGTGGTCGTGAATACTGACTTTTTATCTTGCTGGCTTTTTAGACAAGAGTTACTGGTATGTCATGTTAACCAGAAGGGAAAAAGACATGCTAAAACAGCAAGATATGACAGAAACCGCCGCCGCAGTCCTTCATTTCTTACCTGCTGACAAGTGGGTAACGCCACGCATGATGACGAGAACTACCGGAGTAAGCGAAGCCCGGTGCCACTTAATACTGACTCAGTTAGTTCTGGCGGGGCTGGCGAAGGATAACGGCGGGTACGGGAATAAATTCAGACGCTGCCAGTAATGGCGGTTTCCTGCTGTGAAAATGGGCGGCTGGTGGGTGTTGGTAGCACCTGCCAGCCATTCGCTCATGCTTACTGGTCACAAGCGAACCACGGCCCACTGCTTTAGCGCAAAAGCAGAGTGAGCCTACCAGAGTTACGCTTACTGATCCATGAAAAATACTGTAAAAATAAACAGTGTTGATTTAATCAACGCTGATTGCCTGCATTTTATTCAGTCCCTGCCTGATGATTCCATTGACCTGATTGTTACCGATCCGCCGTACTTCAAGGTGAAACCCAACGGCTGGGACAATCAGTGGAAAGGGGACGAAGATTACCTTAAGTGGCTGGACCACTGTCTGGCCCAGTTCTGGCGGGTGTTAAAACCTGCCGGAAGCCTTTACCTGTTCTGTGGGCATCGCCTGGCATCTGATATTGAGATCATGATGCGTGAACGTTTCAACGTGCTTAACCATATCATCTGGGCGAAGCCGTCCGGACGTTGGAATGGGTGTAATAAAGAAAGTCTGCGCGCATATTTTCCTGCCACAGAGCGCGTTCTGTTTGCTGAACATTACCAGGGGCCATATCGCGGCAAAAGTGACGGCTATGCGGCAAAAGAAAGGGAACTCAAACAGCACATAATGGCACCGCTGATATCGTATTTCAGGGATGCTCGTGCCGAACTGGGTATAACGGCAAAACAAATTGCCGAAGCCACAGGTAAGAAAAATATGGTTTCCCACTGGTTTGGTGCCAGTCAGTGGCAGTTGCCGAATGAGGCTGACTATCGGAAGTTACAGGCACTGTTTTCCCGTATAGCGGCAGAGAAGTTTCAGGAACAACAACTGGAACAACCACACCACCAGCTGGTGGCATCTTATGATTCACTGAATCGCAAATATTCTGAATTGCTGGATGAGTTTAAATCTCTCCGGCGCTATTTCTCCGTATCAGTCTCCGTGCCTTATACCGATGTCTGGATGCATAAACCCGTTCAGTTCTACCCGGGTAAACATCCGTGTGAGAAACCGGCGGATATGCTCAGGCAAATAATCAATGCCAGTAGTCGACCTGGTGATCTGGTTGCTGATTTTTTTATGGGATCCGGTTCCACAATAAAAGCAGCAATGGCGCTGGGGCGTCGGGCCTTAGGTGTTGAGCTTGAGTCAGAGCGGTTTAACCAGACAGTGAAAGAGATAAACGAGCTGGTGGGGAAATAATCTGGTGGCCACGTCAGGTGGCCTTTTTATTTCCATTACACAGCACCCGCATCTGCGAGGTGGGGTTATGAAATCCATGGATAAGTTAACAACGGGTGTCGCCTATGGCACCTCAGCAGGTAGTGCCGGGTACTGGTTTTTACAGTTGCTCGATAAAGTCACGCCCTCACAGTGGGCGGCAATAGGTGTGCTGGGTAGTCTGGTATTTGGCCTGCTGACGTACCTGACAAACCTTTATTTCAAGATTAAAGAAGATAAGCGCAAGGCTGCGAGAGGTGGATAATGCCTCCATCATTACGAAAAGCTGTTGCTGCTGCTATTGGTGGCGGAGCAATTGCTATAGCATCAGTGTTAATCACTGGCCCAAGTGGTGACGATGGCCTGGAAGGTGTCAGCTACATACCATACAAAGATATCGTTGGCGTATGGACTGTATGTCACGGACACACCGGAAAAGACATCATGCTCGGTAAAACGTATACCGAAGCAGAATGCAAAGCCCTCCTGAATAAAGACCTTGCCACGGTTGCCAGACAAATTAACCCGTACATCAAAGTCGATATACCGGAAACAACGCGCGGCGCTCTTTACTCGTTCGTCTACAACGTGGGTGCTGGCAATTTCAGAACATCGACGCTTCTTCGCAAAATAAACCAGGGCGATATCAAAGGCGCATGTGACCAGCTACGTCGCTGGATATACGCTGGCGGTAAGCAATGGAAAGGCCTGATGACTCGTCGTGAGATTGAGCGTGAAGTCTGTTTGTGGGGGCAGCAATGAGCAGAGTAACCGCGATTATCTCCGCTCTGATTATCTGCATCATCGTCTGCCTGTTATGGGCTGTTAATCATTACCGTGATAACGCCATCGCCTACAAAGAGCAGCGCGACAAAGCCGCATCCACTATCGCTGATATGCAGAAGCGTCAACGTGATGTAGCAGAACTCGACGCCAGATACACAAAGGAGCTTGCTGATGCTAACGCGACTATCGAAAGTCTTCGTGCTGATGTTTCTGCTGGGCGTAAGTGGCTGCGCGTCAAAGCTGTCTGTCCAGACATGCATAAAATCACCGCCGCCTCCGGCGTGGATGATGGCACCAGCCCCAGACTTACTGACACCGCTCAACGGGATTATTTCACCCTTAGAAAGCGGATTGAAACCAGTGATAAAATGATCCGAGGCTTGCAGCAATACATTCGCACGCAGTGTGTAAGATGAGCAATCTTTGCTAATTAGCCATGAAATAGATAAATATCAGGCCAACGATGATTAGTGCCAGGCATCCTAATTGGTCAGAATGGCTGGCATTTGATCGTCTTGCTCTTCTTGCAGTTGATTGGACAGCCCTCTGTCCTCGACTTCCTCTTGGCATTCCTCTCATTTATTCTCTCTCAACATTGATATTGAACTGACAGATGATAATTATTTCATGAAAGTGGTATCTCGTTGATTTGATTACGCTACATAGTCGCCGGATTTTCGCATTTATCGGCATCGGGCGGTGCAAAATTGGCATAATCGAAACGTAGAGTTTTTGGCTGACAACAGCATTAGCGGTCACCCGGAGAGTGTTGTGAACATGTTAATTACATGACGCTTTAGATGCATCGACATTTGATGATGCTTGTCAGACCTGTCATTTTCTTTGCTTCATTTTCAACATTGATGAAGTTGGTTGAGCATATTTTTTGATAATCTCCAGTTGTGAATCCTGTTTTATCGATCTTGCGTTTCAAGGGATTAATCGTTTTGCAAGATGCTCTATGGATTCTGGTAAAGCGTTCGTCAGATTTATTACCTTTACCTCTGGTTCGCTTCAATGCATTGACAACATATCCGTCTGGATTATCGCCAAGCCAATTACGATAGTCTGATTCACTCTCAGTCTGAAGGTCACTTCTGAATACCTTTATGGACATGAAGATACTCCTGTGCATTTATGGTACGAAGAAATAGCAAAAGTATTTTTACCGTAAATTGCGAATCTACAAAAGCAAAACAATGCGTAATATCAGAGTGAATATTCTGCCTTTAATGTGGGTCCTTCTGATGACCTGAGCTCTCACGGGGCGGGAGCGTCGCGGAAAAAGGCTAGTTTTTGAAATTTCATTCGTCATCACTACTACTGTAATGTATTGATATTACGGTGATTTTATTTTTATGGTGTCGATTTTGACTGTTTTTTGTTCACCACTAACACCGTTTGCCTAAAGTTGTTCGCAAGATGCATGTTTAAAACATTCTGGAGCGGGTATGGATCGAGAGTTAAAAAATCTGACGCTGAATATCAGTCAACTGGCGGCACTGTCAGGTGTACATCGCCAGACTGCTGCGGCAAGGCTGCAAAATCTACCCGTTGCAGGGGGGCATGAAAGCAACCTCAAGCTTTATCGGGTGGTTGATATTGTGTCAGCATTTCTGGCATTACCACCGCCGGTTGCAGAAGGCGAAATGGACGCGCATGAGCGCAAAGCCTGGTATCAGTCTGAACGTGAGCGTCTTAAGTTCGAACAGGAAACGGCACAACTCATTCCGGCCAGTGATGTCAGACGGGAGTTTGCCATCTGGGCAAAAGCGGTCGTGCAGGTGCTGGAGACATTACCGGATATTCTGGAACGTGACTGCGGTCTGCAGCCTGCCGCTGTGAGCCGTGTTCAGTCCATTATTGATGATCTGCGCGATCAGATAGCCCTGCGGGTGACTGAAGCAGGTGCGGATGATGAGGAGGAATTACAGCAGGAGGAGTAATGCTGAATCAGGAAACCGCAAAGGCAGCACGAACCGATTCAGGTTATATCCTTCGCGCACCGAGACGAATGCGGGTTGCTGATGCCGTTGCTCAGTATATGCGGGTGCCCATGGGGGCAGGGAACTCAGTCCCGTGGGATCCGCTGGTGGCACCGTATGTTATTGAGCCGATGAACTGCCTGGCCTCGCGTGAATACGACGCAGTGATATTTGTTGGCCCGGCACGAACCGGCAAGACTATCGGCCTGATTGACGGCTGGGTGATTTACAACGTGATTTGCGATCCTGCTGATATGCTGATCATTCAGATGACGGAGGAAAAAGCCCGCGAACACTCCAAAAAACGACTCGCCAGAACGTTTCGCGTCAGCCCGGAAGTGGTCAGTCGCCTGAGTCCGAACAAAAATGACAACAACGTTTATGACAGAACATTCCTTGCTGGTAACTACCTGAAAATCGGCTGGCCGTCAGTCAATATCATGTCCTCATCAGATTATAAATGCGTCGCGCTGACGGATTATGACCGTTTTCCGGAAGATATTGATGGCGAGGGG